AATCTTGAGCCCGTCCATATCGTCGAGCGTGCGTATCTCGATCAGGTGCTTGCCTTTGGTCTCGTAATGCAGATCGGTTTGCTTGTGCTTGCCCTTGCTGTTCTCGATCAGTAGTACCCGGCCCTCATATTTGTCGCCATGGCGCGTGCGATAAGGAGCCCCGATGTACTCGCCTCGCTTGCCGAATTTCTGTGGCACATGGATGTCGCCCGAATAGGCCTTGATGCGCACGTCATCGAGCGCATCGGCCGGCAAGCCATCGATCAGGCGGTAGCCGGTCTCAGTCACCGCGCCTGAGAAAGTTTGGTGGGCAAAAGCGTAGTCGAACTTTGCGAAGTCGATGCCCTTCCAGTCATTCTTCCAGTCAGGGGTATTGGGCAGCAGGATTGTATTGCCGATGCTTAGTTTCACTTCCTTCGGCTTGATGATTTTTTTTTAATTGGCAAGCAGACCACCGAGAAATTTGAAGAAGGGATATTCGGGGTCAAGGTAATCGTGGTTGCCGATCAGCCAGTAAGTGTAGAGCCCTGCATAGGTGAGTGCATTCAGCTCGTCGACCATACGGTGCACGACCATGGCGTTATGACGATCCTTGGCCTCGGTGGCATCGCCGGCAATGATCAGCTCACGTACGCCATATTTATCAGCCTGTTTCAGCAGCCACGGCCACAGGCCCCAACGCTCTTCCTCACGCGGGTTTCCGGTCATGTGCACATCTGCTACCGCAAGAACAGTCATTGGGCGGGCCTGCGCCGCTCTATTTTGATCGGTGGGAAAATGGCGCGGATCGCTTCAAGGAAGTGGTCAAACTTGTGAAGGGTATGTGTGTCCCGGGTTGATGTCGGGTAACCTTGACTGATGATCAGCAGCGGCAGGGGCATGCGGTAGGTCGCATTGCTGTTGGCCGGTCCGTCCAGAAAGGGGGCGTCGGTAAAGACGAGGGTCGGCATGTTGTTCTGTTTGAAGATCAACGCGTACCGCTTGCTCCCTGCCTGCTGCTTGGCCGTCTTGATCCAGTCGGCAATCTTGCCGCCCCGGTTCAAAAGGTAGTGGTTGAATTGGACATCACGATGATGTTTGCATTCGATCAACATCTGATCGGTCAGCCAGTTTCCCAGAGGATCGATAGCTGAGATATCGCCGGTTTGGCTGATATTGCGCTGACCGGGCACCCTGTTCATGATCGTAGCTCGGCCGCCCGACATCGACGTGCGCCAGAATAAATCCTTGCGTTCGTCATTGGTCATGGCTTGGCTGAGTGCGACGCAAATCTTGCGTTCGAACGCGCCACCTTTGATGCCCCCGCCACCCGGTCTCATGCGCGTCCACCATCGTTCAAGCGCCGTTCCAGCTGGCCGGGCAATTCGACATTTACATGCATGTCCTCGCAGCAGCGCGCATAGAAAGCGCGCCAGCGATGGCTAATAAGATCGTTGGGATGATGGTAGCCAAGAATTTCAGCACCGTGCATCAAGTGCAAATGGTAGTGGTGCGGAATGCAATCGACTGAGTCCAAGTACCAGTCGAGGACCCTAAGCCACTTATCGTCGAAGAGCATGTTCTCCAATGACGAGAAGCTATCCGTAGCTGGGGCTCCCATCACAGCTTCTTTTCCGGTGTAGGCTTGCTTGAGGATGCACGCCCGATAGGCTCGGATGAGCGGCTTGCACTGATGAAACTTATCCATGCCATCAGGACCACGCAACGCGAGCACTAGTACCGTCTGCTGCTGCATGGGCAGCAGGCTCATCCAATTGAAGAACACGCTACTCATGAGAAGCGCTTCGGCCAGAACACGTGGCCCAGAAGTTCGATGAAGATGATCATGATGACAATCCCCATCGAGCTGATCGCCAGCTCGAAACCGAAATCGAACAGGCGTGGCAGGTCCTCATCCGAGTAGATGGCGGCGAAGCATAGTAGTACTCCTAGGAACATCAGCGAGGCTGCCGTCATGCCAACGCTGAGGGTGATCTTGGTCATGCTCCCCCTCCCCTGCTTTAGTACTTGCGGCGTTTTGGAAGAAACTCGTATTCGATCTCTCGCCACGCCACCTTGGCAGCGGCGGTTACTTCCTTGACCCTAAGGCGATACTCAGCATCGGGCAGATTGTTGGTCTCCTTGAGGAAGCGCAGCGCGGAGTCTTTGTTCAAGCCCAACGTGCCGATGCGCCCAACTTCGATCAGCCAGTCCAGACAACTGGTCAGGTCCTCGACGCCATATCCGAACTGGATTTCAAACTCCACATCACGGTGCGTGAGCCCCACCTTGTTCTTGCTGACCAACGCCTTCACGTCGATGCCAGTGTCGCGCTTCACACCGTTGATCGTCTTGGGGACGTAGCCGAGGTGAGCCAGCTCGATCACGTGCGTGGCGTAGAAGTCGAGCGCGTGGCCGCCCATGCGCTTGGTCTTTTTGCCGAACATCGCGCCGATGTTGTCGCGTATCTGACTGATGATCATCAGCAGCACGTCGTTATCTTCCAGCGGCCGGATCAGACGGCGAAACAATTCGCTCATCTTCTTCGCGCGATCGCCGCCGTAGGAAGCGTCGGTGATCTTGCGATCCATCTCGGCGGCGGCCGACAGGGCATCGAAGGAGTCCAGCACATAGATGGCCGGCTGCTTGGCGCGCTTGGCCTTGTCGATGCACTGAAGCAGGTCGTCGTGAAAGCCCTCGACCGTGTCGAACCGCGCCGCGCCGGTCTCAGGTCCAAAATCGACGCGGTCCATCGGCAGGCCGAAGGCTTCGGCATACTTCTTGTCGAATGCGCTCTCGCGCTCGCGGAAGAACACCTTGCCGCGCGGATAGGCCTTGGCGAAGTTGGCGCACGCCTCGATCGCCAGCAGCGTCTTGCCGGTGGACTTATCACCGATGATGTTGGCGACGCGTCCCAGTACCCAGCCCCCGCCCAACGCGCAGTCGAGCATGGTCGAGCCCGAGTGGATGAACTGGAGGTGGGTCTTTTCGCTGGCGAAATATAACCCGCCCGTGCGCCCCTCGGGCTCGGCCGGGCGACTCACTTCCGTAGCTGGACGACGCCGGGAAGGGGCTGCTGGTGGGGCAGCCCCCTGCGGGCGACGCCGCTCGATCCCGGCGTCGGTCATCAGCGGCGACCGCGCAGGCCAGCCAGCCGGCCCTTGCCCTGCTCAGCCGAGCTTGACGCGGCGTCCCGGGACGCTGCCGGGCGACGCCGTTCCGTAGTTGCCCCTCCCAGCGTCTCATCGGCCTCCCGGGTTGAGCCCCGGCCGCTCCGGGCAGGAGGGGGGTCGTCGGCAACGCGGCTGGCAGGCCTACGGCGCTCTGTAGAGGCCTCCCCCGACCGCCCCCGGGTACCCTCATCCCGGCCCCGGGACGCCCTCTCAGCGGGCTCCCTATTGGCTTCAGCGCGGCCCCGCTCGCTGGCGGTTTCTAGGACTTCGCCCGTTTCCCGGTTGACGAGGTTGCCCTCGTCATCTTCGTAGGTGGCTTCCTCAGCCGCACCGTCGTTATCTGCCCCGCCGCTGCGACGATCATCCGGGCGATCCCGATCGGCATTTCGGTCACGGCCACGGTCTGACCTTCCACCGTCATCACCCCGATCACGCGTGCCACGATCGTCGTCTCGATCGCTTCCACGTCCAGCTCGACCTCGCGTCCGGTCATCAGTGTGCTCGTCGCGGGCCCCTGTATCGCGAGACCGACTTTCACGTTCCCCACGGCCCCCTCCATCGTCATCGTTCAGCCGGTCACGCAGGCGGCGCGGCTCATCACCTCGACCCCGGCCCCGATCGTCAGCCCGATCACGGCCTCGATCACTTTCACGATCGTCACGGATGCGGCCTCGATCCTCATTGGCCGTCGAGCGTCCGTTGAGCGTGGCGTCGATCTCCTCCTCGGAAAAGAACTGGATCACCGAGTCGAGCGGGTTCTCCGCAACGAACTGCAGCAGGTCCTCCTGATCGCGCTCGTCACGCATCAGGTAGCTGGGCTCGCGTGCGATCTTCTCGCCATTGTACTTGGTGTTTAGACCAGTACCCTCGCGGCGGAATGAAATGTCGTAGCCTTCGTCCGGATCGTCGATGATCAGGATCGTCTTGTCGCGCTCGTCCATCGACAGCGCGCAGAATTTCTTGTCCATGGTGTAGGACATCGGCCACAGCTGCACGCCGGTCCGCTCGGCATCGCGATCGATGACCCATGCGATCACGGTCTTGCGGTAGCGCAGCTCCTTGATCTCTTCTTCGTCGGCCTTCTCGGCCTCCAGCTGCTTGCGGTACTCGCACACAGGGCAGCGCTGCTTCTTCATCGCCTCAAGGCACGGATAGCTGTGGCGATCGCCCCCGACGTTGTAGTGGACGAACACTTCCATGCCGTAATGGCTCAGGCCTAGCCGGTCAGCGTCCGCCTTGGGCACCGGCAAATACCGCAGCGTGTTCAGGCCTTCCTTGGACTTGAACACGTTGATGCCCTGCTTCAACCATGTGTCGGCAGCGCTGCCGCGCTGGTTGGCTCGCTCGTGCACTTCTTCGAAGGTGCGGTTGCGGTTCATTTCAAACTTACCGGCCATCTGCTGCTGCTCCAAAATGGGCCTTTTCGACCCGGTTAATGTGCTGCTCTTTTTCCGCAAACCACGCGCGGGCGATGGTTCTCGTTAGTATCCAGACGCACGGCAATGCACCGACGCCGAAAAAAGTTGTGTATAACCACAAATTCATCAGCGATCCCTCGGGCGACGCCGTTCCGTAGTTGAGGTGGCCTCAGCCCGCCGCCGGCCGGCTTCCTCCCGCACGGCATCAGCCTGCCGCTCCCGGTAGGGCCGCCCATCCGAGCTGTTGCTTTGCCAGTAGCCGGCCGCGTAGAGCGTTGGTAGCTCCTTCATGTTCGACGACCGCTGGGCGAACACGTCTTTGAGGAAGCTCATCGCCCGCTCCATGTCCTCCCATTCGCGGCGGATCGTTTTGGCTTCGATCCAGCGGCCATCGGTCATGACCGCCTTGCGCACCGCCGTGTCGGTGAGGCGAGGGGCCTTCTCGACGCCGGCATACCGGCGCTCATGAGCCTCGCGCTCGGCCTGATCCAACTCGGCCTCGACTTGATCGAAGTTGTCCTTGGCGGCGGCCAAGTAGCTGATCGTCATCCGTAGCCCGTCGAGCACGTCGCGGAACTTCTCGGCCTGCGTCGCCAGCTCGTCGTCGAGCGCATGCTTGTCGATCCCGACCATGTCGCGCATACGATCATGGACAGCCTGCATGGCCTTGAGGTCTGCAGTAGTAGGTAGGTCGCTCATTTACTTCTCCCATCCATGATTTCAGCGATCGCCAGTAGTAGTGGGGCAAGTCCTTCCCCACTTGCGAACGGTTTGGAGAAAGCCCTCAGGATCGCCAGTCCGTTCTCCAGATCGCTTCCCTTCGCACCAACCACTACCTTGGCGACGTAATTCACGATCAGGTAGCGGGTGGACTCGATGGTGTTCGGCGGCAGGGTCTTGGCGATCTCGATCAGCTCGGGCCATCTAGCGTGCTTGACCAGCGCCCGCGCCAAATCGATGCCCTGAGACGCGCCGGGCTGCTCGTCGAGCATGTCGTAGACTTCGTCGATCTCATTGCAGTCCTTGATCTTGAGCAGGTTCTGGATGCCCTGCCGCACGCTGCCATCGGCCTTGGCGGCGGCGATCGTGACCGCCTTGTTCAGAGGGTCCCATTTCTCAGCGTCGGCTATGTCCCACAACACCTTCTCGATCACGCCCGTGTTGACCGGCACAAGCGTGATGCAGACACAACGTTGCTTCACGGCAACCGGCATCTTCTGCGGCGTGGTCGTGCTGAAAAACCAGAAGTTGAAGGGAGCCGGGTTTTCCAGCTCGATCAGCAGGCTTTCCCATGCCTTCTGGCTGAGACCGTGACACTCATCGACGATGATGGCGCGCGAGCCGCCTTCCAGTGGTGGGTACTTGGCGAGTCGCGTCCGCTCGCGCATCTCGTCCACGCCTGAATTGGACACCGCATCGATCTCATCGATCGTCGTGCAACCAAGCGCACCGGCCGCCACCTTGGCCAGCGTCGTCTTGCCGACGCCGGGCGGACCGCTGAACATGAAATTGTGAGTACTACCGTCAAGCAGCTGCTCGACCGCCCGCACCGCACCTTCCTGACCGAGAATTTCCTTGAACTGGACTGGCCTGTAGCGCGTGATGATTTGCTCGGTCGCCATTCTCTTATCCCCGCTGTGTGCATTCATTGATGAGGCCTAGTACTGCAGCCTCACGGTTGGTCAGCTTGCATTTCGAGCACATCGCTTCGCCGTGCCCCAGCGTCGACCTCACCCAGTTGTGCCTGAAATCCTTGCTGATGGCCTTGTGGATACGTGCCGCCCATTCCCGGCTCGTCTTGGCCTTCTCGTGATCGGGCGGGCGCTTGGCGAGGTGCTGCTGTTCGTAGAACTCGAATTGAGCAGCCGCCTCAAGTAGTAGCTTCTCAAGCGTGTCGATGCGACCCTGCAGCTGTAGGTTCCATGCCTCGGTGAGGCTGTGTCCGCCGCTGCTCATGCGGCGAGCTTTCTCTTGCGCCCACTCTCCAGCCACACGGTGTAGGCTGGGTAGGTAGTAGCTGTGTAGCCTTGCGCGCCCTTGTAACAGACGCGTGTCGCAAGCCCGACTTCGATCAGATCGTTTCGATGTGATTTGCTGATAATGCTGCCATCCCATACGGGCCCGGTGAAGTGTAATTGCTCGAATACTTCCCAGTGGCTGGGCGTCATCGAACCGACGATCATCTTCACCATCTGATCATGCCGGTCAGGAGGCGTGTCTGGGGAGCGCGCCAGCTCGACCGCATCCTTGAGTGTCTTGATTCCTGCCTTGGTCCACAATGCCATGACTAGTACCCCTATGCTGCCATCTTCCAATTATCCGAACTGAAATCTCCCTCGCTGTGCACGTCGTGCCAGTTGGGACCGATCGCGACTTCAAGCGTGATCGGCACATTCACGAAATCGAACGGCACTGCCAACATGTCGCTGATGATGTTGTCGGCATAGTCCTCGATACCCTTCTCGGGTAGTAGGAAAGTCAGGTCGTCATGGATTTGAAAGATCGGTTGGTAGTTCCAATCGTCGAGCGAGCGGCGTGAAACACGATCCATCGCGTTCATGATGATATCGCAGGTCGGGCCCTGAATGGGGTAGTTGAAAAGCTGGTTCTCGCTGATCGGGCCACGTGCCTTGCGGCCGGTGATGTAAGTAATCTCGTTGGTCTCGCGGTACTCGGCCTTGAGCTTTTCCTGCCACGCCTTCACGCCCTTGAAGGTGTCCCACCACTCATCGCGCAGGTCGATCAGGTCCCGTTCCTGCACTTCTAGGAATCGAGCGACGCCGCTCAGCTGCGCACCGAAGAACAAGGGAAAGGTCCACTCGTTCTTGACCGCTGTGCGCAGCGCCTTCAGGCGCTTATCCATAGTTGGATAATCATCGCCTTGCGGCCAGCGCTTCAGCACATAGGGGGCGGCTTCGTAAATCTTGAGCGCCCACGCCATGTGGATGTCGTAGCGCTCCCACAGCGCTTTGACGAACGCCGCATCACGGCTGACCATGGCGATGACCCGGGCCTCGATCTGCCCGTAGTCGACCTTCATCACGAGCTTGCCATCGATCTTGTCCGCGATCTGGGCGCGGACCTTGCCCATCTCCGGATCACGTACCGGGAAATTCTGGATGTTAGGGGCCTCGGATGAGAGACGCCCGGTCCGTGCAACGGTCGTGTTCAGGATGGTGTGGATCGTGCCGTCGTAATTGTCCTCGCTGTCGGGGCGCAAGGGCAGCACGTAGGTTGACAGCGCCTTGCTGGCGCGACGATGCGCCAATATCGGCTTGATGATCGGATCGCGAACCTTCTCCAGTACCTCGCGCTCGGTCGAGATGTTGCCGTCCTTGTCGACCTCGATGTTCGCCTTGACGATGTCCTTCAACATGATCTGCATGTCGGGATCGGACGCCGGATTGAAGAAGCGGTTGGTCTTGAGCTGGAACGCCTTGTAGTGCGGCGACTTGACGATCTCCTTCTCGGCCTCGGCAACGCGCGGCGCATAGATTTCATAGAAGCGCTGGTTTTCATCGGCATCGATCGGCGCACCCTTGATCTGGGTCAGGCTCACGGTCTGAACCTGCCGCACCTTCATGCGGTACGCGTCGACCAGCTGCTCGCGCTGCAGCTGCTTCATCTGGGAGAAGTAGGTCTTTAGGTGGTACTTGGCGTCGAGCGCATTGTAGGGAAGGATCGCAGCTAGTGGCTGCGCCGCCATGTCCTTCTTGCTGTTCGAATCGATCTCGGGTGACAGGTCCTTGAGCGGAACGCCGAAGTGAAGCAGGCAGTGAAAGTGCAGCGACGCCGGACCGTTCTTCTGCTTTCGGCCGCCCGTGCGCTCATCGAGAATGAAGGCTTGGCTTAGGCTGTCCTCCCAGTTGTTGTCGCGGATGTACTGGTGGCCAAACTTCACGCCGGTCCATTCCAGCTCAAAGGCAAGGTTGTGGGCGGCCTTGCCGGCTGGCGACATCAGCAGCTCGGTGATGCCATCCTCGATCTTCCGTAGTTCGGCGGGTGACCAGCCGGCCTGCCGGTGATTCAGGCCAAAGGCATAGGACTTGTCGCCCCATGCCAAGCCCAGCGACAGGATCATCGGCTTGATCGCCGCGTGGCGCTGCTCATAAGGCCTGATCTTGCTGGTCTCGTAATCGTAGCCGATCACGTCCTGCTGGCTGGCTTCCTTCAGGACTTCCAGAACACGGGCAAGCCCACCGCTCTGCCGCGTGATCACCTCGATGCCGGCAAAGGCTTGGCTGTTGGTGTGGTGCTCGGGCTCGTCGCCATACTCCATCAGGTTTACGGCACGCCTGAGATCGAAGCGGAAACTGCGCTCGCGTTCGGGATCGACCTTCCAGCCCCACTTCGTCTTGACCGGCTGGCGCAGCAGGCCGGGATCGTCAAAGCAGTAGTACCACGTGACAAAGTTTCCGAACCGGACCGGGAAACGTCGCCCGCGAAGATCAGCGATGCGCTGGCCCGGCCGCACCCACTTCAACACCGTATCGCCAAAGCCCCAGATCGCGATCGGCTGGGACTCGATGATGTCCTGCTCAATCGACTTGCGGCAGCATTCGATCATGGCCGGCGTTGGAGGAGTGCCATCGCCGCGCGTGCGCACGATGTAGTTCCAGCGTATATCGGACGGCTCAACATCCTCGGGCATATAGGCTCGCAGCAGTCGCCCGCCCCGACTGTCGGATGAGAACTGCGTGTCGTCCTCATCGTCCTCGCGATCGGGCTGAAGGCCGAGCATGTAGACCAGTGGCTCACGACTGCCACTCGGCTTCATCTGCGGGGTGCGACAGCTTTGGTTGGCGCGCGGACAGATGCGACAGCCCAGCTGATGCATCATGTTGACTGAGGAGGTGGTCCGCTTCTGGTCAGGCAGCGGCGCTTCCAGCGCAGTGAAGAGATGGCCCATCAGACCTTCTCCTTAGGACGCCGCCGCACCATAGGCATTGTGGATTTCTGGGCGCGCTCGATACGCTTGGTGGCGATCTCAAAATGGGCAGCGTCCTGCTCGATGCCGCAAAACAGGAATCCTTCCAGCATCGCAGCCTTGCCAGTACTACCACTGCCCATGAAAGGGTCGAGAATGATGCCTTGTGGTGGCGTGATCAGCCGGCAGAGATAGCGCATCAGATCGGTTGGCTTCACCGTGAGGTGATTGTTGCCTTCTTCTCGATCCTTACTGCTTGCTTTAGCACAATAGAAGAAGCGCGCGGCTGAACCTTTGTCGGCATAAAGCTGGCCCTGTTTTTTTTCATTTTTGAAAACGTGCGCTTCACCGGACGATGTACTATCGCTTGGGTAATTGCCGGCTGATCGTCCTTCGGGGAAGGCTTCGACGACTTCCGCACTACCATCGTGGATCAGGTTGGCCGGCCAGCGCCCGAGGGCTGAAGGTGTGAATGTGGTTTGGCTTTCTTGCCACTGATCATCATTGATACGACCAAATGAATTTCCACGCGTCGTGTTTGGTACATTCCCAGCAATTCGACACGCATCGATGTTGATCGCGCCGGTTCGATGCTCCAACACGTTCTGGGCGACGGTGCCCTTTAACGGCTTGCGCGCCATGATGATGGGTTCATAGGCTGGCTTTAGTGCCGTACCCCAACCTTCCCATTGTGCAGCTTCTTCCGTAGCTGGTGCCGTGATGAATGCAGCCCCCGTGTTTCCCCCTGCGTAGCTGCCTTCATAAGCAACGCCTGATGCCGCCCGATGATTAGAATTTTTAGCAACTACCTTGCGGGGTTCCTTTGCTGCCTTGTCGATGGCTTTCGACACGTCCAGCGACTTTGGAAAACCACTGCCGTAGACCCACATCAGCGTGTCACGGATTTCAAAGCCGGCATCTTCAATGGCAACCGCCATGCGGTGAAAGCCTTTGGTGCCGCCGAACGCCAACAGATGCGCGCCGGGCCTCAGCACTTCCAGTACCTTTCGCCATGTCTCAACTTTGAACGCGATACCAGTGGCGTCCCATTGCCGGCCCATAAAGCCCAATTCGTAGGGCGGGTCGGTGACCACAGCCTCGACCTGCTCGCCTTCCTCGATCAGCTCATCAAGCACTTGCAGCATGTCGCCGTTGATCAGCTCGTAACTCGACATCAGAGCGCTCGCGAGCAGCTGATCACGTGGGTAAAATCGGACTCGCTCTTGCCGAAGATGATCACATCCTCGGTCAGCAGCATGCGATCGACGTGAGGCAGGATGCGCCGCACCAGCATGGGGTCGGCACGCAGGGCGATGCTTTCCTGCTTGCCGTCGATCTTCAGCTCGTCAGAGTACTGGCCAGCATCGCCGCCGCCCGACAGCTTCAGTTCCTTGCCGGCCGCTTCGATCTTGATGCGCGACTCTTTCTGCTTGGCGAGTAGTACCGAAGCCGTCTCAAGCGCGCTCTTGAAGCCTTCGGGAATAGGGTAGCAGTCCTTCTCGAATGACTCGGGCACGACGCGGGCGAACATGGCCCCGTAGTTGATGGGTTGTGTGACGTGAAGCTCGCGACCGAGCAGCCAAAGCTTGTCCTCGCGCTGGGCCAGCACGTTGCCCGGGGTGATGTTGAGCCAACCGTCGTCCTTGTCGAACAGGCGCACCAGCTGTTCGCAGAAGCGGCGCGGCCATGCCACGCGATCGGCTGTCCAGTCCTTGGGCAGAGCGCAGAAGGCCGCTGTCGCGGTCGCCCCATCGCTGGTGAACATCTGCAGCTCGTCATTGACCTTCATCAGGGTCGTGCCGAAGAAGTCGGGGCGGCTTTCGTTGTTTCCGCAAGCGACGTAGCCGAGCTTCAGCGCTTCCAGAAGATCGTCGGTGATCTCGATCGGGTTGTCGACTTCAAGGCTTTCGGGCCATTTGGGGCGACGCGCGACAGGCAGTAAAGGCAGCTCGATCTTGGAGCGGCCGGCCTTCATCTTGACGATCTGCCCCAGCTCGCCGTTGGCCGGCTCAAGCTCGATATCCTTGGCGGCGCTGTTGCTCACGATGTTGAGAATCGTCGAGCCCTTCACCCCGCCGTCGAAACCTGCATGGGCGCGGGCGATCAGGCCCAGCTCGCCATCATAGGTCGAGGCGTCGTTATCGTGAAACCAGATGCAGGCAAGCTCATCGACGCCGTCCTTGGCGTAGAGCGCAGGCGCGACAAGCTTGAGCGCCTTTTCCAGTTCAATGCGGGATTTCTTCAAGAGGGAGCCTCACGCTAGGTCTCCCTCTATCCATACGCTCGACACCCCCATGCACGGGGGCGGACCTGTTAATTTTCCTGTGGAGGACTTTGGTCGGTGTGGGTTTCGGCTGGGGGCTCAGGCTGCTTGGCGGGCGGCTCGGGCTCGACCACGGGCTGAGCGAGATGGTCGCGCAGCCGGTTTTCCAGCCGCCCCAGCTCCATCGAGGTGTTGTAGTTCCATTCACCGTTGCCGACTGTCGGGATGAACACCAGCGCCCCGTTGTCGAGCCACGTGCGGTAGTTCATTTCGTTGACCGGCAGCTCGCGCTTGAGCGCCCACCACGCGCGCACCATGCAGGGGTCGGGCAGGCCGATCTTGGCCCATTCCTTTTGCCGGGCTTCATCGTTGGCCTTGGCGAGGTAGTCGTCACCGGCCGCTTCGTCGATATAGGCTCCCTCCTTGGAAAGGATGCTGCTGCCGTCATTCATCGGTTCAAACCCCTGTCGGTCAGAGAAGCGGGGAGCCTACATGAAAACGGCCCCGGGGGGTACCCGGGACCGTTCCACAATCCTAACCGTGCGGGGGCGCGATTAGGCGGCGCTGCTGAATTTGTCTCGAAACTCGGGAACAAGCGCATTCATGCGCAACAGCTCACTGACGACCGCACGAGTAGTGGCCCGCCCGGTGCTGACGGTGCCAATGGTGATCGTGGGATAATCAGGCTTCAGCTTGGCGAGCATATCCTCCTCGCTCATGCTGAACTTTTTCAGGGTCGTGCTGCGAATGGCCTGCGCCATCGTCATGCCCTTGACCTTCATGATTTTGCGCTTCGGCGTCTTGGTCTTGGCCGGCGCATGCCCGTTCGACGCGGCAGGTGCAGTAGCAGCGACGGCGCGCTTCGGCGCAGCCTTCGGCTTGGCCGCCTTCTTCACGGCGACTTTGGGCTTGGCCACCTTGGCCGCCTTCTTCGCAGCCACCTTCGGCTTGGCAGCCTTCCTGCTTGCAGCCGGCTGGTCCTTGACGGGCTCAGCCTTTTTCTTGTCAGCCATTTTGGCCTCCTCATCATCGGCCACATCGACGTGGCCGGGAATTTCCTCAGGTTCGGCACCCTTGTCGATGCGCGTCACCTGATCGTCGTACCATTTCTTGGCGGGCTTTGAGAGCGCGTTCCAATCCGCTTCAGGCACGTCGGCAATAGCGGCCACTACGCGTTTGAGGTAGTTGGGGCGGCTTTCCGTCTTGGCCTTTTTGAGACCAGCGGCTTGCTCCAGTTCCTGCTCAAGAGTGATTTGCTTTTCCGGCATTTGGAATCCTATCTAGTAGCTAGATTGTGTGCGTCAAGTGGGAAGTTACTACCCTATACGGGTAGTAGATCGCCGTGAAGGTACTTTCGTGTCTGGTATAGCGCATTTTTAGCCACTACTGGTTCCCAGCCCAGTACCCGGCAAATATATTCACAGGGGGTTTCGGATGCCAGCCTCAGGCGATCGATAATTGGCCGGCTGAGGAACGCCACCCCCTCGGTTAGGAAGGTCACAAGGATCGACCTCACTTCCGTAGTTGGGGCCTCGGCGATCACCATCAGGATACCCTGCAGATCGCTGCGGGCCTCGGCTTCCTCCAGCCGCTCGATCGGGCTGAATTCAGGGCCAAGATCAATCAGGGCGTCATTCGGCAGATCAGTTTCGAGCACGAAGTTCTTCAATGTCTTGCCCCGGCGCGCGAGATCGTGGGTGTGATTGATGACGCTGCGCCGGACCAGTGCCATCAAGTGTCTGTTCTTGGTATTGGGGTAACGATAATAGCAGCGGGTGTAAACCTTGTAGTACTCCTGCTGCAGGTCGGTCAGCTCCATGTAGTGGGCGACGCGGTAGTAGTTTTTGCGAGCATAACGATAGAGCCAACCCACCAGCGTCTTGTCTGGCATCGGGCAAACGATGAGGTCCATTTATTCTCCCTCGTCTTTGTGATCACGACGAGGGCCGCGCAGGATCGCGTAATTAGAAAGGAGTGATCCATTTTCACAAGCCCCCGCTCGTGTTGGATCGAAGGTGTAGTAGTACCTCCTGTGGATGGACTATCAAAAAATCTTCACAGTGAATCGATAAGTCGATTGATTTCATTCTCGCTAAGTGCAGCAGGGTCCTTACCCCCCTCCATGAACCTGATACGGAAGCCACCCGGTTCTAGCTGTGATTGAACTCGCAAGGCATCTATCTTGGCGTCCTCATCGAGCAGCACCCACTTCCTCTTGTAGTGCACACCCAAGTTGTTGAGTTTGGTCGCTTGCAATCGCGACACGCTTTTTCCAAAGAAACACGTCCCACGGATGTGGGGATAACCAACGTAGTCGAGACGCATGCCGTCGAACGGACCTTCGGCCACAACCAATACCTCGGCCGTCTCGATACTCAGATCGTGCTCGTTCAGCAGGAGATCATGAATATTCCAGATCGGCGGCGGATCGTTCGGCCAGTAGTCGAGACCGCTGTGTGACTTGTAGCGCACCTCATCGCGTTCGCTGATGGTGCGCCCCGTCCAGCTCATCAATCCATCGTCGGTGTAGACCGGCACGATCAGGCGATAGCCGTAGGGGCCAGTGGTCGCGTATTGGAGCCGGTAGACGTGCGCCAGTTTGGCGATGTCATGGGTCGAGTAATGCCTTGTCCTCAAATAGTCACAGAAGCGTCGGCCCATGCCTTTGTCGGCCAGCGGCCGGAAGGCCGGTGGAAAAGCCAGCGGTTTGGGCTGCTCTTCCGTAGTTGGGTTGGAGGGGCCCCGGACCAGCTGGCGCACCTGATCGGCAAAGGCGGCGTCCGGATCACGCGAGGGGGCTTGGTCACCCACCATCGACTCGGCCACAGCATATGAGCAGCTCAGCAACTGCTGAATCAATCTATGGGGCGTATCTGAACCGTGGCTGCGATTTCTTCGGCAGCTATACCAACTACCGTTGCGGGGTAGCACCATGTGCTCGCTGGGGTCTGCAGCTCCGCACCACGGACATTTAATCCCCAGTTGACGCCGGTTGATGTTCGGCCCTCGTTCTACAAACTGAACGCCGTTATCAACCAGCAACCTTTCCCAACTGAAAGCGTTCATCGCGAGCACTTGTTCAATTTGAAACAGACAAAGTCATTTAACTTTCTCTCGTTCCCATTCAGCGAAGGCTGCTTCGATCGCTTCCTTGAAGCCGGGCCCGGGCTGTAGGAACGGCCCCTTTGCGGGTACTAGGTGACCTTGGACGTTTACGACTGGCCAGCGGTCTCGCACCACGTTCCACGCGGCCATCAGCATGCGCGGCGTCACTTCGAACTTGATCGTCATCTATCAAAAGCCTCGGTGTCTTGAGAAGTCGGGTGTGAAGATCGTCACCCTCGGCAATCGCGTCAAGGATCGGCTCGTCCTTGGTGTCGCGCATGATCAGGTCGACGACGAAGATGCGCTTGTGCAGCTTTTCCGATCCCTTGCGCAGCGCGCGTCTGATGAACTGCTCGCGATCGAGCGGGTTGGTGGGCGTCTCGAAAAAGATAACATAGCTGGCGGCTTGCGCGTTGATGCCGATGCCCATCTTTTTCCAACCA